AAAAACTTTGTTAGCCCCCCTTGACTTGACTGCGCGCACGAGAAGACCCGACACGCGAGACACGTGCCGGGTCCGATGGGGAAGTCGCGATCTGTCCGAGTCGTCTAGTATGGCATAGGCAAGCAGGTCGTGACTGTACACGGGAATCAGTACACACTTTCCAGGCTCAGAAATCTAACGTGCAATTCCTCGCGATCGCGTACGAGCATCCGAGTGAACGCGAGCGCGTCCTCAATCCTGGTGCAAGTCTTCACGCGCCTGTCGTTGTATGTGAAGTCGTAATACCATACGTTGAACTGCTTAAAATCGGTCATCTTAAAAGCTCCCTTTCCGTCTCCCTGCCTTACAAGTTATATAATAACACTAACTGTTACAAAAAACAACTTGCAATTATTATAATAGCCGTTAAAATAATAACCAAGTTCCAACAGACGAGGGAAAGGATCGTCATGAACAGGTCTGAAATCGAGAGCCTGTGGAGGGCACTGTGCGCGACCACGTGCAAGCCCGGCACGCATGCACCATACGATAGCGTGTGCGTGCATAATCGAGTCGTCTACGCGACGAATGGCTATGTCCTGCATCGCGTCGAGGGTCTTTTTCAATCGGGTATGATCTTTCGCGCCCTCCACGGCAACGGTTTGGCATATCTCGACCGAACTGATGTTTTGGACGGTCTGCTTAAGTACCGACCGGACAATCGCGGGTTCGCGAACCCTATCCCCGATTACGACCCGGCAAGGCTCATGCTCGCGCTGCGACCGCATCGAGCGCTCGGCTCGACGGTTAAGTTCTATAGCGGGGCGCGTCGCGAGTACGCCCCCCTGGTCATCGTGAGCAAGACGGCCACGCACAGGGACCCGGTCATCATCACGTCCGTCATCCAGGGCGAGGGGAACGGGTGGAAATAGATATGATTCGTTAAAAACTTTTCGATACAATACCGTTAGGCTTGCGGGACTCGGCAAAGGGCCGGGTCCCCTTTTTTTTTCCGCCGGGGAGGAGGCAACGAATATGGACATCAAGGCAATTACGGATCTGGTGAGCAACGTGGCATTTCCGATCGCGGCATTCGTGATGATGTACTACACCAACACGAAGACCATCGAGGAGCTTCGCAAGACTATCGAGGAGAACAGCCTGATCATGGCTAAACTCACCGAGAAGCTCGACAACCTTAACGACAAGGAGGTCTAACCTAATGAGCGAGAACCGCATCGAGCGGGGGGGCGCGGCACTTGCCGCGCTTTTCCTCGCGCTCGCCATCACGCTCGCCGCACCGCCGCGCGCGGAGGCATACCAGAGCGTCGATAGGTATGTAAGCGCCGGACACGGTTACCTCAACGCGTCATATCTGGTTATCCATGAGACGGCGAACCCGGGCGCGAGCGCCTACAGCCACACGCTGCTGTGGTCGCGCGACGATACCTATGCCGTGCACCATGTCATGGAGCTAGACGGCTCCACCGTGTACAACACGGTCGCGGAGAACCGCCTCTGCTGGCACGTGGGCAACGGCAACGGCTATACAATCGGCATCGAGCTGGCGCACGCCACCAATGCGGCCGACTTCTCAAAACAGTGGGGCGAGGCCGTCAAGTGGGCCGGGGACGAGCTCCGCGCCCACGGTTGGGATACGTCCCGCCTGCTGTCCCACTACGAGGCCGCTCGGCGCTGGGGCGGTTCCGACCATACCGATCCCAACGGCTATTTCCGCGCATACGGGAAGACGTGGCTCGAGTTCAAGCAGGCCGTTTCCGTATATCTCGGCAGCGGATACATAGCGCCGATCGCGCCGACCGACGGCAACGGGGGCACGTATCGGCCCCCGGCCTCCGCGACCCGCGCGGCCTTTCCCAAGTCAACCGGGAAGAGCGTGAACATCCACTACGCGCTCCATAACCGCTACGGTGCGTGGAACGAGGCCGTGACCGATTTCAACGACAGCGACTCCGAGGGTTTCGCGGGCGTGCCCTACGGCTCACACGACATGCTGATCGCGTGGACCGATACAGGCACCGTTCGCTACCGTGTCCACACAAAGGAGAGCGGATGGCTGGGTTGGGTGCAGGCCGCCGACTACGACGACAGCGTGAACGGCATGGCCGGTATCTGGGGACAGACCATTGACGGCGCGCAGATGTATTACATCACGCCGGGCGGTGACTATAAGCAGGTCTACTACCGTAGCCAGGACGTCGCGCACGCCGGGTACTGGGACGAGGTCTGCGATGACGGCTCAACCTACGGTGGAGACGACTACGCGGGCATGTACGGGTGCGCACTCGACCGGCTTCAATGTTATGTATCCGACGGCACGCGTCGATAAGTGAAAAAATTATTGCAATAGCCATTGACACATAACGCGCCCCCTTCCTATAATGTCCATGACAGCAACGGGAAAGGGGGTGCATTTCATGACAAACGCAAAAAAGGATCGCGGCCGAATCGGACGCCGAATACAGATATGCCATTGTGTCGGCAAGACGGTCACCAAGGGCAAGCTGATCGATTTCAAGTATGACCTCTACGGTGACTATTCGGACCCGGTGAAAGCGACGAACACGCTTCGCAAACGATTGGGAGATTCGTTCATCTCGATCACAGGCGTCGAGACCGAATCGGATTACTATTCAATCCCGACAAGACTTTTCCTCGAAGTCGCCATGAACTACGCAATCGGAAAGGAACCCCACTATGACTAACGACAACACCCAGCTCGCAACTATGGACAACTGCACCGACCTCTACACCCCCGCAAGCTACTCCAGCATCAACGCCACCGACATCGCGACCAAGAAGCTCGTCGTCAACGCGATGAACAACGCCGAGTCCCTGTCCGACCACGAGGGCGAGACCCTCGACGTCATCGGCGTGTTCACCAAGCCCGGTATCCGCCGTGCGCGCGATAAGAACGGCGTGGACGCCCCCTGCACCAACACCACGCTCGTCTGCGAGGACGGAACCGCCTATTTCTCCCAGTCCGAGGGCGTCCGCAACGCCGCGGACAACTTCATGGCCGCGGGCCTGTTCGACGAGGGCGAGATCGTCCCGATGAAACTCGTTTCCTCCAAGCTCCCCAACGGAAACACCCGCAAGACGCTCGTACTCGTCTAGTCAAGACTTAACCCCCAGATCCCGTTGCTTTAACATCAGGCGGTGCGGTCCAGGCCGCACCGCTTTTATTTTGGAGGTCGAGCCCCTATGGCACGTGCGAAAAGGACATCGGACGAGGTATACAACGCGCGACGCCGCGCAAAGCGACTGCTGGCGCGCCTGGAGCGCGAGGACGTGAGCGGCATGAGCACGTCGCAGAAACGCGCGCGCGCCGACTATATCGCGAGCGTGCGCGAGCAGATCGCGCAGTCATATCAGGGCACGCGGCAGGTTCGCCGAGTCCCCGAGGCGCAGACGCGCACCGAAAAGGCAGCGGAGCGCCTGGACCGCATGACGACCGCGCCGCGCAAGGCGAAATCGCGCGCCGCGAGGTCGAATCTCATATTCCAGCGCCAGATCAACCTGGCGCGCTCGGGGGCGCCGAGCACGCTCGGGGAGAGGGGGAAGGAGTCCGTATCGGTCTTCTACGCGGCAACGCGCCGTTTTTGGCGCGGCAGGGATCCCAAGGAGCGCAACAGGCTGATCATGGAGGGGCTCGGCGTCCCGTCGCTGTCGGAGGCCTACGACCGCGTGCTCGGCGCGAACGGGAAGGCGCTCGACGCCCTGGTGACGGCAGGCGCCCAGACGTCGCTCGTCGAGGGGCTCACCTCCGAGAACGAGGCCTTCTACGGCGAGGTGGATTTCGACGCGGAGCTGGCCGGTTCGGCGGTGTGGGCCTCTATGATCGTAATGTTCGGGTAATGAAAATGGTGCGGGATGGGATTCAAGTCGAAGAGGCCGGAGTTCAGGGTGGCGGCGAGCTACGACACCGAGACGTGCAACATATGCACCGATCGCGCCGCGAACACTTGGCGCGCATACCCGGTGCTCTTCATCGTGAACGACCTGCGCGGGTGCGACCTGCGCGCCTATGAGCCCGGCGCGGGCCGCATCGGCTTCTATCGCCATGAGGGCGAGATGCAGGCCGTTATCGACGACTATATAGCCTGGGGCGAGCGTGAGCATCTCATCCCGATCATCTGCGCCTACAACCTCATGTTCGACCTGCAACCCCTCATGCACGACCTCGATGCGCGCTGGGATATGGAGGTGTCCGCGCAGAGCGCCACGAGCGCCTATACCGTCGACATCGTGCGCGACGGCGCGGTAAAGCTCCGTTTCTGGGATACCTTCTATCTGGAGATGCGCGGCCTCGCCAAGATGGGCGAGGCCGCGGGCCTGCCCAAGGCCGAGGGCGATTGGGACTACTCCAAGATCCGCACGCCCGAGACCCCGCTCACGCAAGAGGAGCTCTTCTACGCGGGCCGCGACACCGAGGTCATCCCCGCATATCTGCGCTACCTGCTCGAGTCGAACGAATGGCTGCGTCCCGAGTGGCTCGGCGTGCGCGTGCTGACCAAGACATCGCTCGTGCGCCAGGCGGGAAAGATGGAGACGGGGCGTCTACGCATCCCCAGGGCGAAGGGCGGGCCGATTTCGGTGCAGGCCGCATTCGAACGCATGTGCTCCGAGGAGCTCGCGCCGACATATGCGCAGTACGCGCTACGCAAGGCGTGCTTCAGGGGCGGTTTCACGTTCACCTCGGCGCGCTATTCGGGCATCGTGCAGCCGAACGTGTTCTCGATCGACGAGACCTCGGCACACCACGCATACATCAACGGGCACATGTGCCCGGTTCATTTTCGCGGCCTGCTGCCCCCCGTCCTGCAGTCCATGGCCGAGAACGTGTGCTCGACCGGCCTCGACGCGGCGATGCGGCACTGGGAGGAGCCGTTCGGGTGCGCCTTCCACGCCCAGATCCGATTTACGAACATGCGTTTGCGCGAGGGGAGCGCTTTCGAGTGCTGGGACATCGCGCTGCTGTCCGAGGCGAAATTCAAGGCCAGGGGCCAGCTGGGCGAGTGGGGCGGGCAGGCCGACCGCGACGGGGTGACCGCGGTGCGCGGCGCCGGATATGTCGATACCGCATATAACGGCGGCTTCGCATTCGGTAAGCTGGTCTCCGCGGACTCCGCGATCGTCAACGTGTCCGAGCTGGAGCTATGGTGCATGAGCCGGGTATACGCCTGGGATTCCATGGAGGTGATTCTGGGGGAGGGCACCGTGTCGTTCGTCAAGCCGCCCGATTACGTGACGTTGCTGTCCAATCTGTTCTACGCCCGAAAGAGCGCGTGCAAGCGGATTCTGAAAACCTATGAGACCGGCACGCCGTACGCGCCGGACATCCCCGAGACGATACCCGAGGGCATCGCCGCGCGCATCCGCTCGGGCGAGATGGAGCGCGCCGACCTCGAGGCGTACTACAACTCGACCGTCAAGGGCATGTTCAACTCGATTTACGGCATGGAGGCACAGGATGTATTCAAGCCGGGCTACAAGGTCGAGAACGGTGAGATATCGGTCGACCGCTCGACCGTCGTATCGCGCGAGACGTACGGGGAGCATTACGAGGACGCCAAGGGCAAGCTCGTGCTCTATCCGTACGGACTGCGCATCGTGGGCGGGTCGCGCATGGCGATCGTCGCGGCGATCGAGCTCATATACCGCGCGCTCGGCGAGCGCGTGCGCGTGCTGGGCGGCGATACCGACTCGCTCAAGATCTCGTGCGATGCGGGCGTCACCGCGGACGGCCTCATGGGCGCGCTCGCGCCGTTCCACGAGGCCGTGACGGCCTCCATCGACTCGTGCATGGGCCGCATTCGCGCCAACTTCCCCGGGTACGCCTCGACGCTCGCGGGGGTCGGGACGTTCGAGGTCGAGGGCGAGGCCTATCCGCTCCATATGGACGCCTGGAACAAGGCGCGCGTCAGCTGGGACGGCGAACATGCGCACGTCACGTGCGCGGGCCTGTCGCGCCCGACGGGCATGTACCATATCGAGAACTGGATCGACGACATGAGCGCCGGCCATGGTTTCGCCGAGGTCGCGCCGCGCGCGCTCGGCTGGGGCGTGCGCGTATCGCAGGCCGTCTGCCATGCGCTCGAGCACTACCGGCCCGCATCCGCCGACGTGCTGGACATGGACGTGACCGACTATCTCGGCGAGACCGCGCACGTGAACGCGCATGAGTCGATAGCGCTCTACGCATCGGACCGCGTGCTCGGCGATTCGGAGAAGGGCGGCAACGCGCGCACGGTCGCATATATGCGCGAGCGGTACGGGCGCGCCGTCGACACGACCGAGCGCGTCATCGACTGCGACGGCGGGCGCGCGAGCTACACTTATCTGGACGATGAAGGGAACGAGGTCGAATGGTAAACCTGAACGACGGCATACACTACAACTGGGAGAAGACGCTCAGCTACGACGCCGACATCACGATGGTCGTCGGCGCGCCGAACAAGGGCAAGACGTACGGCCTGCGCGCCTACGCGCTCAACGCGGCGATAAAGCGCGACGAGCGCTTCGTCGAGGTCTGCCGCACGCTCGACGAGCGCGATAGCGTGAAGAGGGGATATTTCGACAAGCTCGCCGCGACCGACGACGAGTTCGGAAGATACGATTTCAAATGCGAGGGCAACGAGTTCAAGTATCGGCCGGCCGACGCCGAGAAGGGCACGCCGTGGAAGGTCTGCGGGTACGTCGTCGGCTACGCCGAGATGCAGGGCACCAAGAAGAGGACGTTCACCGACGTCAGGAACATCATCTTCGACGAGGCGATCATCGAGAACATCGACGCGAGCCACACCTACAAGCGCAACGAGTGGAACATGCTCGCGCGCATCATCGACTCGTGCGTGCGCGAGGACCCCTACGACGGGCATCGCATCAGGCCCCACGTCTTCCTGCTCGGCAACGCCGTCGACCTGCTGAACCCCTATTTCGCGGCGATCGGCGTGAAGGGCGTGCCGAGGTTCGGCTATACGTGGTATCTCGACAAGATGGTCCTGCTCCATTACGTCGAGCCGGACGAGCACGACCTATACCGCATGGACAACACGCTGGCCGGGCGCATGGGCCAGGTCACCGGCTACACGAAAGCGACCTATGCCAACGACTTCGCCGAAGACGACCGCTACATAGCCAAGAAGCCCCCGCGCGCCAAATACGTCATGGGATGCGTCCATATGGGCGAGAGATACGGCATCTGGGTCGACATGAGCGAGGGGTACTACTACGTGACCGGCAAGATACCGAGAAACGCCGAACCGGTATTCGCGCTCACGAGGCGCGACAACACGCCGAACCGCATCGCCGCGCAGCGTGCCGTCAAGACCCTGCGCGTCGTCGTCCAGATGTATTACGAGGGCAGCGTGCTCTTCGACTCGGTGAAGGTGCGCGAGGGCTTCCTGGACGCGATGTCGCTCTACGGGGTAAAATGACCGCGACGCCCGCGACGGCTCGCGCGGCAGGCGGCGAGTAGGGACGATTCGGGATGCCACACCGTTCGGTCGGTGCCCGAACCCCGCACGATACGGCAACGTGTTTCAGCCGCACGCGTAAAAGTTTCGCAAAGGCGTTATATAATGGGCGCGATGCGCGGGCGAGGGCCCGTTCGCATCGCGCCATCATCTATAGCTATAGAAAGGAGCCGACATGGACGAGGACGAGAGGCCCGAGACCGAGGCCGATGACCTGGCCCCGGACGGGCAGGAGATCGAGGACGAGACCGACACGTCCGGCGAGGAGGCGCACCGCATCGGCGGGCTCGACGACTTGCGCGACCGCCTGGAGCGCATCGAGGGCACGCTCGGCACCATCGCCGAGACGCTCGAGGCGATGCGCACGACCGCGGCCGCGATCGACATCGACAACGGCGCGGACGTGGTGGACGTCGACGGCGACGGCGGCGCCGATATCGTCACCGACGGCGCGGTCGAGATTCCCGATTACGACGATATGGACCTTGACCTGTAAGGAGGCCATCCAATGGCAACTGACAACACGACGATCGCGGGCCGCGTGTACCTGTCCGCGACCAACGATTTCCAGCAGCGCGTGCCGGACCCGACCATCTCGGGCATCGACGCGACGAGCAAGTTCCTGTTCAAGCCGAACAACGGCCGATACCTGAATGAGTTCGTCGATGCGTATATCAACCGCATCGGCGACCAGATCGTCCACAACAAGGAGTGGGAGAACCCCCTGCGCGTCTTCAAGGGCGCCGCCATGCGCTACGGATCCTCCATCCAGGAATCCGCGCTCAAGTGGATCAAGGCGCATACGTACAATATCGAGGACTCCGCGCTCGAGAAGATCAGCCGCCCCGAGGCGGCCGTCTGGTACCACACCGTGAACCGCGAGGACCGATACGACATCACGCTCGAGTATCCCGACCTGCGCCAGGCATTCCTCGACGAGTACGGCCTGAACCGCCTTATCGACGCCGTGCTCACGGTTCCCCGCAACTCGGACAACTACGACGAGTATCTCTGCATGATGGCCCAGATGTCCTATTACGAACAGAACTGGGGCTTCTTCAAGCACCATGTGAGCGGCGAGCCGACCGACGAGGCGACCGGTAAGGAGTTCCTCAAGGCCGTGCGCGCCTACGCGAGCAAGCTCAAGTTCCCGACCGCGCTGTACTCCCCCGTGTCGGCCGAGTACGGCATCCCCGTGTTCGCGGCCCCCGAGGAGCTCGTGCTCTTCATCACCGCCGATGCGATGGCATCGGTCGACGTCGACACGCTCGCGGGCATCTTCAACCTCGACAAGGCCGATATCAAGTACCGCACCGTGGTCGTCCCCGACATCCCCGTACCGAACGCCTTCGCGCTGCTCACCACCGACGCCTTCTTCGTGTGCGAGGATTTCGTGTACGCGAACGAGTCGTTCTACAACCCCTCGACGCTCTCCACCAACTACTACCTCCACCACTGGGAGGTCGTGTCGTGCTCCCCGTTCGTGCCCGCCATCCTGTTCACCACGGGCGCCGCGACCGGCATCGACACCCTCACCCAGACCGTGACCGACGTCGACATCACCGCGGCCTCGCAGCGGCTCAAGCCCGGCGACACCACGCAGATGACCGTGAAGCTCGTCGGCACCGTCACGGAAAACGAACTCGGCGTGACCGTCGAGCCGAACGCCGTGACCTGGAGCGTGAGCGCCGAGACCGGCGCGGGCGACGCGGCCGGCGCAGGCGACGCGGCCGGCGCGGCCGACGCGGCCGGCGGCAAGCCGATCGCGCTCAACGCCGCGACGCGCGTCGACCGCCTGGGCGTGCTCCACGTCCAGAAGTCCGGCCTCAAGGCCGGTGACGTCCTGCACGTGACCGGTACGACGTCCTACGCCAACCCCTCCGGCGCGACCGCGCCCCATACGAAGACCGTGGACATCACGATCGCCTAGCCTATAACCTATATCGCAGGGCGCCGCGCCCCCGCTCATGCGTGAGCGGGGGCGCATCTCCCCTAGGAGGCAAGATGAGCGACTTCCCGAACCTCGACAACGTCGACGTGTACCGCTACGGCAACACGCTCGACTATTCCCGATTCAAGCCGACCGCCCGGCTCAAGATGTGCAACGTCCCCTGGTGCGGGGACTACGACAACGTGGTGAAGTTCGACGACGACGCCGCGCGCGACGCATGGTTCGACGCGCTGGAGGGCGAAGTCGTCAACCTCGACACGATGTTCAACGTCAAGCCCGACGGCGCATCCAAGGTTCCGGTACCGGTGACCTCGGCGCAGGGCTATAACTATCTCGTCGTGGACCTGCCGCGCATGACGGACGATGCGCAGCCGCTCGCGTATGCGGCCGGGGAGCGCAAGCGCCGGTACTGCTATTTCATCCAGGACGCGCAGCAGCTCTCCCCGAACTCGACGCGCCTGGTCCTCACACTCGATATCTGGACGACGTATATCAACGAGATGCGATTCGACTATGTGCTGCTGGAGCGCGGGCACGCGCCGGTAGCGGCCTCGAGCGTCTCCGACTACCTCGCGAACCCTCGCGAGAACAGCGCATATCTGCTGTCCGACGACGTCAACACCGGTGGCGAGCCCTTCGTCGAGACCGCGCGCGCCGTCAAGAACTACAGCGCCGAGACGCAGCGCGCATGCATAGCGACATACGCCGACCTCCAGGGCGGCCTCGGCACCGCGTCCGCGCCCAAGGTGCCGGCGATTTCGGAACCGGACGTATCCGGCGTGCTCGCCCCGCGCGTGTACTCCGTGGCCGTGGGCGACCTCCAGCCGTTCCTGCGCGCGCTCGAGACCGGCGCGCCCTGGATGAAACAGGCCGTGCTCGGCGTGTTCTTCGCGCCGTCCGACCTGCTCACGCAGTCCGCGCCGTTCGAGCTTTGGGGCATCTCGGTCACCGTGCTGGACGCGGTCCAGAAAATCGAGCCGTTCATGCGGCCGGGCGCGGCGGATTTCGGATACCCCGCGAAGGCCGCGGGTTTCGCGAAACTGTACACATATCCCTACGCCGCGATCCGCATCGGCGACGAGCGCGGGCAGATCTCCACGGTGAGGGTCGAGGACCTCGGCGCGGACGGCATCCGGCTCGCGAGCGCCGTGAACCTCGTCATGCCGTATATCTCGATCGACGCGCGCCTGCTCGGCATCGCGGGCGCGACCGATTCGCTCACGTTCCAGACCATCGAGGGCCGCACGTACAGCTACGGCGGGGCATGGGGCGAATACCTCAGGAGCTGGAACCTCCCCGTGATGCAGGTGAGCCAGAGCGCGGCGAGCCGGGCCGCGTACACGACCGTATACGACCGCGCGCACGCGAGGCTCGCGGCGGACAACGCGCTCGCGTCGTCGCTCGCATCCAACGCGACCGCGAACGCCAACGCGAACAACTCCGCGAAGAACGTCACCGACAACAACGCCGTCAACACGGCCGCGAACACCGCGGTCACGAAGAACGCCAACGACTGGGCCCTCACGGGCGCGAGCGCGTCGAACAAGAAGCTCAACGCCGACTGCAACGCCGACAACGCGGCCTCGACCGCGATGACGGGACTGCAAAACGACGTCGTCGCGATCACCACGGCGAACAACAACGCGGCCGCGATCGCGAGCACTGCCGGGGCCGTCGTGACGGGAGGCCTCACCGGGGGCGCGGCCGACGCCAAGGGCGCCGCGATCGGCGGTATAGCCGACCTCGCGGTCTCCATTCCCTCTGCGAACTCGGCGGCGGCGATATCGCAATCCAGCAATTCGGCGGCCGTCGCCGTCGCGCGGACCAACGCGCTCCAGAAGACCCTCAACGCCGCGAACTACACCGCCGCGGTCTGGGGCGTGCAGAACAACGCGAGCACGTCCGCGACCACGCTCCGCAACGAGGCGAGTACCAAGGTCGCGGCCAACAACGCGGCCGTCATGGGCACCAACGCGGCAAACACCAAGGCCACCGGGGACGCGAACGCCGACCGCGCCCGCGCGACCGCGATAGACGCGATCTCGGCGGGCCTCGACCAGGCGGGCGTCGCGGCCCCCGCGCAATTCGGCGCGAATGCCGACGGGCAGTCGGGCGCGACCGCCCCGAGGGCACTCTTCGCCCAGGTCGTCACGCAGCGCGAGTGCGACATCATGAACGCGGCCTCGGCATTCGCCCGCTACGGTTACGCACTCATGCGCGAGTTCAGTATGGAGCATATGCAGGTAATGCGCCATTTCACCTACTGGAAATGCGCCGAGGTGTGGTGCAGCGGCAACGGCAACGCGCTCGAGGGCGCGCAGGGCGCGATCAGGGATATACTTATTCGCGGCGTGACCGTCTGGAGCAGACCGGAGGAAATCGGCCGCGTGAGTATCTACGACAACCTGTAAAGGAGGCATCATGGCAGACATCGACCTGGACGCACTGCTCAAGGCCGAGACCTATCAGGGCATGACCGACGAGGAGATCGACGCGATCATCGACTACAGGGTCGAGCGCGCCAAGGGCGACGCGACCATCAGCAGGGACATGGAGGCCCAACGGGCGATCATGCGATCGCTCATGGCCGCGCAGGCCGAATCCGGAGAGAGGGTGCGCGCCGCATTCCAGGCGGCACTGGACGCGCCGGTGATCTATGAGGAGGTGGGCGCATGAGCAAGGGCCGCAGGGGATACAGGCAGCGCCGCGGCGGGTACCGCCCCGGGCAGCAACCGACTTACTGGCAGTCCGAGGCATACAACCAGCAGCTGTTCACGATGTTCCAAAACGACCTGATCGAGCTCGCGCTGTCGCGCTTCCGTTGGCTCAACCTCCCCGAGACGTGCAACGAGCGCTTTCTGGAGTGGACGCTGCTCACCGAGGGGGCCGCGACGCTCGCGTACCCGAACGCGGGCGCGACGCTGCTATCCCTGCGCGCAGTCCAGCAGGGCGCCCCGAACATGTACGACGAGCCGCGCGCGTGGCGCGCGCTGGGCATCACCGGCAAGACCGATTTCATGTGCAATTGGGACAACGCCGTATGGATCTGGGAGAACCGCACGCGCTACCCGCTGCTCGTGAAGATCAACATCTGGGCGCGCGAGCTGACCGACATCATGCGCACGAAGCAGATCAACCGATTCCATATGCGCATGCCGTTCGTCATCAAGGGCAACCAGGACCGGACCTTCGACGTGCAGAACTTCTACAAGGCGATCGCGAACGGCGAGCCGTTCGTTTTGGCCTATGACAATTTCCAGGACATCCAGACCGATGCGACCATGCCCGAGCGCGCCAAGGAGTATATCGGGGACAAGCTGCAACAGGAATGGGCCAACACGTGGGATGCCATCTACCGCGAACTGGGTATCGACTCGATGCCGTTCAAGGAGGAGCGCATGATCGAGGACGAGGTGAACTCGACGATGCAGCCGACCGAGCTCGCGCGAATGTCCCCGCTCAACACGCGCCGCGCCGCGTGCGACAAGCTGAACGAGCGTTTCGGTAACCGCCTGGGCGCGCCCGTCACCGTCGTATGGGCCCGCGACAACCTATCCAGCAACTACGACATATCGCACCGCTACGACACCATGCTCGAGAGGGGGTGAACACATGTTCGATTTTACCGAGTGCGACACGGACGTGCGCTATGACTATATGACGATCACGCTCGGCGAGTGGCACGAGCTGGGGTTCTATAGGCCGCTCGAGGACGATTCGTGGCGCTTCGACGCATACAGCGACGAGCAGTACACGCGGCTCTGCACGAAATTCCTCAACCGCTTCTACGACCGCGAGGTCTCCAACACGGTACCGAACAGATGGAAGCGCGCGTACCTCCGCAAGCTCGACGAGATCATGCCCAAGTACAAACTGCTGTACGCTCGCGTCGAGCAGGGAGTCAACCCCCTCCAGGAGTCCCGCGAGCGCGAGAAGTCGCGCGACATCTTCTCGGACTTCCCCGAGACGATGCTTTCCGGTAATTCCGATTATGCGAGTACCGGAAACGACCGCGAATCGGATACGTTGCGCGAAGGTAACGCCGCAGAGCTCTCGACGCGGTTCGCGCGCGATTGGCAGGACGTGGACGCGCTCATCTTGAACGAGCTGGAGCACGTTCTGTTCACAGGGATCATGGTCCCGACCGTTCCATTGTGGTAAAGGGGTTTTCGCGATGGATGAACAGCTGATCGCATGGGGTGGCGCGCGGCACGCGCGAAACCCGAAAAGCTATCCGCGATTCTGCGTCGTGACGTATCGCGGGCGCGTGTCTATCTCGCGCGAGGAGATCCCGGCCGACACGAGCATCACAGATGAACGCCGGATGCAACTTTCGAACGTCTATACTATGATGTATCGCAAGGAGGTGAAATAATATGGTTCCCGTTCTACCGTATTTCAATCCGTGGATGCTGACCAACCCGACATTGCCTAAACTCTACTGGGAGGTAAAAAGCCCGGAGCAGCTGATAGCCAACGTCTATTGCATCATCAACGCATTCTCGGATCAGATGAACGACGTTACCGGGCAGGTCAACGCCAACAGCGCGAAAATCGCGGAACTGGAAGGGCTTTTTCAAAAGTTCATCGAATCCGGATTCGAAGATTACTACGAGAAACAGCTGGAGCAATGGATTAACGACAACGTCCAATGGCTGTGGAAGACGTTCGCGCAAATAGTATTCTTCGGGCTGACTTCCGACGGCCATTTTTGCGCATACATTCCCGATTCATGGGCGGATATCGAGTTTGACACCGGCGCGGTCTACGGCACGAGTCAATACGGGCGCCTGATGCTCAGATACCGAACCGACGGTTCCGGCGTCATCGACAACACCGCGCCCGATTACGATAAGGAGTAACACATGGCAGTAACCCAATACATCGGTGCGCGCTACGTACCGCTCTTCGCCGACCCCATGCAATGGGATTCCACTAAAACCTATGAGCCGCTGACGATCGTATACAACGGGGGCAATTCGTATACCTCGAGACAGTACGTGCCCGCGGGCATTCAGATCGACGATGATGCGTACTGGGCGTTGACCGGCAACTACAACGCGCAGATTGAGCAGTACCGCGCGGAGGTGGCACGGTGCGACGGTCGCATCACGGCCGTCGAGGGTGACACCGCGCAACTTAAAACCGACACCGCGCGACTTAAAACCGACACCGCGCAACTTAAAACCGACACCGCGCGGCTCGGTACGGAGCTGACCGGGGCAAAGGCCGACATCGCGAAAAACGCATCCGATATAGCGGGCATCGACGATACGCTTGCCGCGATCGCGCCACTCGACGCGGTACCGACCGTGAACAGCCTCAAGGGCGTTACGTCCGACGGCGTATACAAAGCGTTGCAGGCAGCCGTGAAGGGCACGCGCAAATGTATCGTGGTCATCGGTGACTCATGGGTAATGACCGACCCGAGCGACGCCACGAAGCCGTATTATTCGCACTGGCTCACCTTGTTCAAGAACCGCTACCCCGATAATGTCTTCTTCACGCGCTACGCCGATACCACGCCCACCACAATCATCCGCACCGAACGCGAGATCGATATTCTCGCTGCCGATGATTCATTCAAAAACGCAGACGTGACGGACGTGCTCATGATCGCGGGCCTCAACGGTGGCACATCTGCCGACGCTGCCAGCGTCGCAGCCTACGCGCGAGAGAAGTTCAACGGCAACCTGACGTTCACGTGGGCGCAGGACTGCTATACGCCGCTGCGTGTGATTTACGGTGGTAAAATCTCAAACGTCGACGCGACCGCCTACATCGATAATGCGAACTCGACAACGAACAACAAGTACATTGACCTGTCCTCGGTACTGAACAGCCCGCACTTCTTCAGTAACGACTCAAACAACATTGAGACCCGAGGGGCTAAAATCATCGGTTACCATATGTCGCAGACCGGAAGCCAACGACTGTTCTCATTCTTCGCAGACTACTTTTTCACGGAGCATCTGGGAGCTTGGGGCAAACAGCCCTTTAATGCGAGCAACTTCAACTCCTGTTTCTATTTAGGCAACAGCGCGGGCAGCCGATACAATAATACAGCCGTGTCGGTCGACTCGACGTTTGTCGATTACGAGCACGGCACATTCAAACTCGGGTTTTACTCTGAGACCGCATACACGAATCTGACCGTCTGTAATTTCAAACCTGTTTCCAATGAAGTTATCCCTACGTTGCAACTTCCTTTGGCACCTACCGGAATTGCTCACAGTGTCGCACTTGACAATAATTTCTTCAAAACATCTGGCACCCTGTTCTTCGGTGTCGGGTCAAGTGACGGCCTGTCACTGATGGAGGGTAAGATGTCAGACTCTGAAACCTTCAGGACCAACACGTTCTTCCTCGGAGCATAGTGTGTACTGATTCCCGTGTACTCCAGACCACGGCAGACGACCCGGCACGTGTCTTGCGTGTCGGGTCTGGAAAGTGTATACTGATTCCCGTGTACTCCATGGCCACAGTACACCCTAATACAGTCACGACCTGCTTGCCTATGCCATACTAGACGACTCGGACAGATCGCGACTTCCCCATCGGACCCGGCACGTGTCTCGCGTGTCGGGTCTTCTCGTGCGCGCAGCCAAGATGTCGGACTCTGAAGCCTTCGGTACCGACACGTTCCTCCCCGGGGCATGGCCACGGCAGACGACCCGGCACGTGTCTCGCGTGTCGGGTCTTCTCGTGCGCGCAG